TACTGTTTGTTTAGACAGCGTGACAGAAATGTCAGAGATTGTTTTAGCAAATGAGTTCAAAAAGAATAAGGACCCAAGAAAAGCTTATGGTGAGGTTATACAGATAATGACCAAGACCATGCGTAGATTTAGGGACCTACCTATTCATGTAGTATTTATTGCTAAACAGCAAGAAGTACGAGATGAAGCAACTGGTATGTTGCACTATCAACCAATGATGGTTGGAGCAAAACTACCAACTCAAATACCTTACTTCTTTGATGAAGTCTTATGTCTTAGAACATTTGATGTTGAAGATGATAAAGGTAAGAAGACAACGGAACGTTGGTTGCAAACAACTCTTGGCTCTAATTATATAGCTAAGGATAGGAGTGGTAAGTTGGAGCCTCTTGAGAAGCCAGACTTATCATTAATTATTAACAAGTTAGGATTTAAAGGAGAAGCATAATGTCTGACTTTGATGGAATGGATTTCGCTAATATGGAATCAGAAATGGAGGCTTCACAGCCTTATATACCGAAAGGTGATTATAATTGTATTATTTATACATGTGAGAAATACACATCTGCTGCTGGCAATGAAAGCATTAAGCTTGAATGTAAAGTTCACAATGAGCCTAAGTACAATGGCTGGGTCCTAAGAAAGTATTTTTCTTTGTGGCACCCTAAAGAAGAAGTTAGAGGCTATGCACAGTCTGACTTTAAACGACTTCTTACTGCTCTTGGTATGACTAATGCACCAGATGATGCAACGGACCTACAAGGTAAAACTTTACTGGTTACTGTTTCAGAGAAAGATAATAGCGATAATCCTAACGAAGATTATCGTGAAACTTCTAATGAGATAGTTGCATTTAGAACGCCGAAGGATGATGGTTTTACTCCGCCTACACAGGCTGATGTACCACCAAGTATGGCTGCTGCGGAGACAGGCAAACCTTCGATATAAAACAATAGGCTTGCTAGGGGCCTCTAGGGTAAATGTATAACTCCGTATAATACAATCCATAACCCCACCTAGCATCTACTTATGAAACCACAATCAGCAAAACAAAAAGGTCGCAAACTTCAGCAATGGGTTAGAGATAAACTTATAGAACTCTTGGACATACATCCAGAGAATGTAAGATCAACCTCAATGGGAGCTGGTGGCGAAGATGTGATTATGAGTAAAGAGGCAAGAGATGCTTTTCCTTATTCTATAGAATGTAAATGCCAGGAAGCTTTAAATATCTGGAAGGCTTATGACCAGGCATCTGCTAACTGCGGCGAGCATGAGCCATTAGTTATTATTAAACGAAATAGATCTAAAACTTTAGCTGTAGTAGAAGCTGAATACTTTATTAATCTGCACAAAGACTAAACCCTTTTCCATTCATCATCAGGCATTGGTGTGTCTTTATCTTCTATCTCAATTAGCATATTCAAATACCACTGAGCTTTTTTAAGTCCGATTAGCTTATCCTTCTTTTCATAGCGCCAGATGTATTTGAGTATATTACCCTTACAATAACCAGCAAAAGCTTCAGGTGTCATACTGGACTCTATTGCATCAATGCACTCTACAGCGCCATCTTTATAATGATTTGGATTTACTGGATCATTCATTGTTTAGTTCCTCTGCATGTAAATTAATTAACTGCTTACAAATTTCACCCGTTGTAACTCTTCTGCCTGCCTGCTCAGAATAATAATTTCTTAATGCAGTTAGGTTTTGGCTTGTAATTGGGTCTATTCTAAACTGCACACCTTGGGTATTTTGTTTTTCTTTATTAAATTGTAGTTTCATTTGTTTCTCCTTGATAATTTATTTGCGGTTCTTTGCAAAGACCACTCTAACAATCTGTCTATTAGTTTACTTATACGCTCTAGCATTAATCTTCCAGGTCTAAGGTAACAATGCTACCTGAGTTATAGATACTGGTCTGCCCATCATCTAAATACTTATTATAAGCATCTAAGAATACTTGCATACGATCCCAAGCCTTATCCATCTGTTCATCTGTAATAACAAATATCTTACTGGCATAAGGTGGTAACTTTTCTTGCGCAACAAAGGCAAATTCTTTGACAACATAGCCAGCTTTCTGCATACCTCGACGATACCAAGCTGCTTGCATGTCATAGCCCCAATGCTTCACAGAGTCTGCAAACTGTTTAGGATCGCATGACTTGGTGGTCTTGTAGTCAACAACATAGATTTCTCCAGGTGTTGATAAGCCTTTGAATGGCGGACATATAAGGTCTGGCCTACATTTACATAAGACTTTATCTTCATACCAAAAGAAACTGGCTTCTGGGAGTTTGCCGTCTGCTTGTAGATACATGTCAGCTTCATCAATGATGTTGGCCTTCATACCTCTGATATGATTGTCTTCTGCATCTTTAATCACGCAATCATAACGCTCTAGCATGTCAGCTTTGTTCTCTTTATAGGCTTTGGTGTAAGGCGATCCCATCAATACAGCTACCTCATTCATATATACTTCTTCGCCTTCTACTAACATATAGTGAGCAGCAGTCCCAAAGTTCATAGCATCTGTAGTCTTTTGCACTTCATTAACTGCATGGAGTTGCGAATGACCAAACTTACGTAAAGTGCTACTGCTGATACCCACCTCAGAGTGATATATCTCGTTGGGGATATCAGCGTAGACAAGAGCTTCCCCTCTTGTTTCTGATTTGTATTCTTCTAATTCTGGTATATTCATAATTGCTCCTTAAAATGGTATTTCATCATCCCAACGATGGTGAATAGAGTCAGGTCCATCGTCTTCGTATTTAATTTTTATATCTTCGTACACATACTTATGTGTTAAAGGTATTGGCCAGTAGCCAAGATGATCGTGTAGGTCTTGGAGGTTTTCCTGGACTGATTTGTTTTTATTATACATAGGTGTATAGCCGTCTGTATTCTTTTGCATAGCTCTGAGTATTTCATCTTGAAATTGTGGCATCTTTTGTATTGGTCCCATCAGATCAAACTTAGTTGCATCATAAGGTAAGAACTTAAGACTGTAGACACCACCTGGTGTTACAGCCTTAAAAACGTAGAACCTTATAGCATTACTCATTGTCTACAACAACCTCATTTACATACCTGTAGGCACTCTCAAATAAGGCTGGATTATGTTCCCTAACAAAATTTACAAAAGCCTGCAATCTTTTAAATGCCATAAGATCATTATTAAATTCATACGAATACTTTGGCTCAGGCTTGGTATTTACAAGCGAGTTTATGTAATTTTCATTCATGGTGCCTATCATTGACATAGCCGCATCTATTACTTCATTCTTATTTTTCATTTACTTCTCCAAAAGTTAATATTAGATATTACATTATATCGTTTGACATGTAAACATATATCATTATACTAAAGGTATATTTATTTTATGGAGAGAAATATGGACAAGAGTACAGAGAAAGATATAGATCATAACAACGACCTGGCATCTAAATTAGCGGCTGAGACTTTACAAACTTACGCCCAAGATTGTGTTGTTGATAAAAAATCTAAGGAAATGAACCCAATACTGGGTGCTTACTTGTTGGTAAATAACTTAGCTATTGGAATTTTGCTTGAAGCTGGTAGTTACGACAAGGAAGTTTTGGCTATTTTAAAAGATGCTATAGATGATGCTGAGTATAAGATCAACAAATCAAGGAAGGCATCATAATGAGCAAGTTAAAAGATTTATTAATAGATGCAGATATGGCTGCTGAAGAAGTATTAGATGATGGTTGCGAGGACTTTAAACAGTTCTGCGACAATATGAAGAAACTTAGAGAGGTGTCAGACAACTGGCTTTTAGATCATGGCCCTCATCTTGAACAGGTATGGCAAGAACATACACAATCGCAATACTATAAGCATAGAGACTAATCGCGAACAGGCCCTCACCTGGCTTGTATAAACAATAAAGGTGCTGATATGTATCTGAAAAAATAGGCGTCAGACTAAGTCACGTAGTCCTTTGCAAGACAAAGCATATCTTTTATACTTATCGTATGACACATTTAAAGGTTATCGATATAAATTCCAAACGACCTAAACCGACGCACTTAGAGGCTAAGGAACGTCTGGATCATTTGTTTGAAGATTTTATAAAAAGAGGCGCCTCGCCCAAAGAAACGGCGAGCCTTATCTTTACTTTTGGAGTCTGCGAACTCCTAAGTTATAGCGAAACTCCAGATGACGGTTGCGAAGTTATAGATGAGGTGCTTTATAACTGTTTTGGCATCAAAAAGCAGGGTTTTGTCACAGATGACGATACCCCATGACAAAACTATGGGCTGCAAAGCCTTACTGGGCCTTGTTTTGGCGTTTTGTCAGTTTTGTCAGGGTTTGTGTCTAAGTGGGTATAAGGTCGGAAATGTCTCCGAGTGTATGAGTAATGTGAAAGGGTAGGTATAAGAATATATGACAAAACTATATATATACTCTTATTTATATATATTATTACCTTGTAGAGCCCTAGAATACAAGCTTCTTACTTTTGTCACAGTTTTCTGACAAAAGTCTGACAAAACTATGAAAAGACTGACAAAAGACCTAAGAGATAAATTACCAGAATATGTAGTAGATTTGCTTGAAAGCGAAGATGTAGTAAAATTATTAACACAGTTTCCAGGAGCTAGATTATTAGATGCAAAAGAAAAATCACAACATAAGAAAAAGCGTTAAGGTTGAAGCAACACTTGAAGAGGGTGTTGAAGATATGCCAATTGAGTATATGAACCATGATGAAAGGCATTTAACTAAGCGTCAACGACTGCTTGTATGGAATGCAGCCAATGATCCACAACTCACATGGGCAGAAGCAGCAAAAAAGGCAGGGTATAAAAATCCAGTTGTTATCGGCAGATACATGCATGAGGGTAATAAGTATTCGCATGTAAGAGCTGAGTATGAAAGATTGATGTCGGAGGCGAAGAAGAAGTTTGAGCTTACCCATGATAAGGCTGTAGAAGATTTATATACTATTCGGGATTTAGCATTAGAGTCGGGATCTTATTCTGCGGCTATCCAGGCCCAAGGGTTACTTTTGAAGGTCGGGGGCTTGATTGTAGATCGTCGGGAGGTCTTGCATGGCAAGATAGATCAGATGAGTCGGGACGAAGTAGAAAGAAGGCTACAGCAATTGCTCGGGAGCAAAGCTATTGAGCATAAGTCTGAGGCATTGATTGTTAATAAGTCGGATAAGTCGGGGTCTAAATAGTCGGGGTGTCGGGAATTAATCCATATAGCCTTTATAGTATGCCCAAGCAAGACCAATTATAGTTCCACCTACCAAGTAGATCA